TACTTCTACCCATTCCATTTTCATAGATAAAAATCTATGTATCATATAATTAGACCAAGTTTTTTTATCCTCTACAGAAAGTGTATCCCAATAATTAAGTTTCTGACTCGTTGTTACTTGATTCAGATGCTGGAATAGATTTTTCTTCTTTACTATTTGAGGTTTTTTTATAATCCGTTTCATAAAATCCACTACCTTTAAATATAACTGATGTTTTTGAAATCTTCTTTTTCATTTCAGTATTACAAAAATAACCCTTAGACTCTTTATGACATTTTTGATTTGGAGCATCTACAGATTGTAATACTTCTTCTTCGTGGCCACAAGTTGGACAAATATACTCATAAATCGGCACGAAATAACTTATCCTCTTTAGGTTTTTCACCTACCTCAGTTACTCCAGAGCTTTCCAACATAGACTTTGGAACTCTACCACAATTACCACAACTATAAACATCTATTGGAATTATAGCCTCTTCACCTGTAGGTGATACTATTGCTGATAATCTTTTTATAATTGTTGAGCTAATAAATAAATAGTTTCCACAATATTCACATTTCATAGTTTCCGCGTCTCTTAAATCTACTTGAACTTGGGCTTTTGGTAATGGTTTTCTTGGTTTCATATTCATTTTATTACTCCTAATAGTTCAATTAACATAGCCATAACATTAATCTCTTTATCAACTACTTGACTATCTGATAATTCATACTTCGCTATCACTAAAATACATTCCGCTATATGTCCTTGTCCATAAGAATCAACTTCATCATACAATAATCTAAATAAATCTGCGAAATCTCTAATCTGTGAATCTGCTATTAGTTGTCTTATATTTTTAAATGCATTTTTCTTATCTTGTGTTTTTAATATTTCTAATAATTTTAATTTATAATCATTTTGAATAATACTACCCGTATCTAATTTTAAAGAATTACTAACAACATTTCTTTGTGAAGTATTTATAACTTTTCTTATATCTGGATATGTTCCATTTACAATAGTAGCTACATCATCTATCTCAAATTTTACGTTCTCGTTCTGTAATATATTTGATAAATGTACCGCTACGTCTTTCTTTGAGGGTGGAGTAATCTGAAATGATTGACACCTTGATTGTATTGGTTCTATAATTCTCTCTACATAATTACAAGTTAGAATAAATCTACAATGTTTTGAAAATGTCTCCATCAGATTTCGAAGTGCCGCCTGTGCATTAGGTGTAATGTAATCACACTCATCTAAAATAATAATCTTATAATCCTTGAAACCTACTGTAGAAGCAAAATTCTTTACTTTAGTTCTAACTGTATCTACGTTGTTTTCATCACTCGCATTTATATAAAGATAATCACATTCGATATTCTTTACAAGAATTTTGGCGAGAGTGGTCTTACCTGTACCGGCTCTTCCGTATAGTAAAAGATGCGGTAAGTCTCCACTCTCGAGGTAAACTGATACTTTATCGAGTAGGTGTTCATTCCCGATATAAGTATCAATAGACGAAGGCCGATATTTTTCAGTCCATAAAGTATTTGACATTAATCAACTTCACTCACTGCCACTAACCAATAAGTAGATATAAAATTATCTATCTTAAAACTGATCTTTGCCAAACCTTCACTTGCAATTTGTAATAATGCACTTTCACATTCTTTATTAGCACTCAGTACTTCTTTAAATAGATTGGCATTGAAAGAAATGTTATCAATTTTTTCAAATTCTGTAGTTGTTACAGGTATAACAACCCTATTTGTATTTACAGCTGAATAACCGATAACTAATTTAGCTGACGTTTCATCTGTAATTACAGTAAATGTATCAGTCTCAACTAATGCTGACTTACCGTGGATAAACTTATTAATAAGTTGTGTAGTTACATTTATACTCAGTTCAAAATTAGGTATATTTTTTATTTGAGGTGGTTCATTAATAATAGATGGGTCACTTAACATATAATTGACAGAAGAATATGCATCTGATAATCTAATTGAAATAGCTTTATCACCTGCCTTATTTATAGAAAATTCAATGTTCTCATCTAATACAGACAACAATCTTAATAATTGTTCAGTATCATAAACACCTATATCTGCTTCTTCATAATTCCAACTATCCATTTTCACTACACCCAACAAATTTTTATCACCTGATACAAATCGTGTACCTAATTGTTGAGTAGATGCACTACTATTGAATACTACTGAATCTACTGTACCATTTAGATAGTACTTATTAATAAAACGTACTAACTTTTGTTTATTTATCATAACTTCTCCTATTAATTATAATCATATATACATATATATTGATTAACTTATTGAAAATCAAAAAAATCTTTCTATTGTTTTAGATAAATCTATCGGTTCATCCCAATCCATACTTCCATATAACATCATAATTTTTTTGTGTAATGCTTGTTTATAAATTTTATCATAATTTATATATTGTCGAATAAAACTCAATATATCAATGGGGTCTTCATGTCCTTTATACGCAATGGTATCTAATCCCAATGGATTCTGTTTAAGATAAACCCATTTAATTTTATCGCCATTAGCTATCGGTTTATATCTCTTTGATATTTTTTTATATTTTAAAAAATCATTATAATATAAAGAACTTTTTACGTGAACTGGTGTTCCTAACTGATGAGATTTAAATATATCACCCTCTTTATTTCTATATTTTAAAATACCCTTTACACTTGTCGGTATTGCTATCTTATCAAACTCCATAAGTTTCATACTATTTTTAAAATTAATAATAAACTTATCTAATTTTTCTTTAGGAACATCCATTAAAATATCTTCTAATAATTTGCTTAACATCTCTCTCATAGCTACGGGAAAACTTGAACGAACTGTATCTAAACCTTTTACCATTAATTTATTTACTTTCTTACCATTATCATTGATAATCTTCAATCCATATCTTTTCTTTGTAACAAATAATCCACTCTTAGCTATAACTTCTTGTTTAATATCAAATCCATGTTTATCTAAATTACAAAATTTCTTCGCAAAATATTCATAACCTTCATTTAAATATTCTTGTACTTCACTTGCTATTTCTAAAATTGCTTTAGACATTTTATCTACATTTCTAATATCTAAATTCGGATATCTTCTTTTAACTAATGGTGTTGCTGAATAAAAAACTGAATCTGTATCAATATAAATACAATGATTTTTATCATCATTAAGTTCTTTATTATAATAATGATTTGCAATCTTCTTAGTAAATTTTATTAAAGACTGTCCTGTATATGTAACCGCCTCAGCATTATCAACATCATAAAATCTAAATACCGGTAAACCTAAAACACCATACAAACTATTCAATACTACTTTCTGTAAATACTGTCTTCTATCAAAATATTCTGATTTTTCTTTATCACCCTCTTCATAAAACTTTTTAGATAACTTACGATATTCAACTCGTTCATCAAACCATTTTCTTAATAACGCTGCTAATAAACCATCTTTATCTGTCCTATACATTACACCATTTGTAGCTACACCTATTTGTTCATTCTCTAACATACTCTTTAATTCTGTTTCTGTATACTTACCTAAAAATTTACTGTTATGAGTCAAAGAATAGGTTTTTTTATTATCTTTTTTTAAAAATTCTTCTGGATTCCATCCTTCAATTTTACCAAGTTTAGTTTCAGGTGATATATTCAATGACATAATACACGACGGATACATAGAAGTAATATCTAAATCATAAACCCAATCGTGTTTACCTCGTTGTGGTTCTTGAACATATGCTCCAACAAATTTTTCTATTTTTTTAGTATCTTCTTTTTTAGGTTTATTAGGTGCAACAATATTATTTTTTCTAAGATAAACTAAAATAGCGCCTTCTAAATAACGTGATGACATAAATACATTTTCATACGGTATATGACCTAAATGAGCTAATCCTCTAGCGATACCTATAAAATCTAACTTATCATCAAGTTTCTTAACAAGTTTTACATCCTGTAAGTTATACTCTACAAATGTTTGTAAATCATTATCATATAAATCATTTAACGTACCTTCATATGAAACTTTTTTCTCTCCCAACTCATATTCACTTATTGCGTCTAATCTATACGATGGTCTTTCACTAAATGTAAATCTTTTATACAAAGCTAAATAATCTAAAACACTAACACCTGCAATTTTATATCTCTTAGCAAAATCACTCCATTGAACAATACCAATTGGTGATAAAAAATTAGATATTGTTTGACCTACAATTTGAACCGCTCTATTATACAAATAACTTATATCAAAAAATTCTACATTCCATCCTGTTAAAATTGTAGGTTGGATTTCTTTATACTTTATAAAAAACTGTTGTAATAATTCATATTCACTTGTAAATGTTTTTACTATAACATCTTCATCAAAATCATTATCTAACTTCTTCTCTTCATCAAGAACATAACAATAGTATTTATCTATTACTGAATCATTAAATGCTATTGAAGTTATTTTGTTTTCAGCCTTTTCTATATCTGGAAAGCCATCTGTAACTTCTACTTCAATATCAAAAATCATTACTTTATGACCTTCAGATATATCATCTGAATCAGTATAGTTATCAACTAATACCCTAATCTCTGGATTTACATCAGATTCAAATAACTCAGGTTGATCTTTATCCCACTTACCTATTCTTTTTAATTTATCACCATATAGTGATATATGAGTACCTGTCTTATTTTTAACGTAGGCGTATTTTTTATAACGAAAGTTTTTATAACCAAACTTATCGTCCCAAATATGCATTTTATTTGATCTTCTATCGTAATATATCGCTTGATACAATATAACCTCTTTTACTATAAATATCTAACTACAAATCGTTTCTATTAATTTTTTGCTAACTCTATACGGGTCACAATTAGATGAAGGTCGTCTATCTTCAAGATACCCTTTACCATTTTTCTCTACTTGCCAAGGAATACGAATTGACGCTCCTCTATCTGAAACTCCCCAACTAAATTTATCTATCGCTTGAGTTTCATGTAATCCTGTTAATCGTTTTTCGTTGTCTTCTCCATATACTTCCATATGTTCTTTGTGTGTTTTTTCTAATTTATTACACGCCTTAGTTATATATTTATATCCACCGTCTTCTCTCATCTCTCTTGTAGAAAAGTTAGTATGACACCCCGCGCCGTTCCAATCACCTTCAACTGGCTTTGGGTGAAGTGAAACTGATAAATCATGTTTCTCACAAACTCTTTCCATCAACCAACGAGCAACCCATAAATCATCACTCATATGAATTGAACCGCCTACTCCGATCTGATATTCCCATTGACCTAACATTACTTCTGCGTTTGTTCCACAAATCTGAATACCTGCTTCTATACAAGCGTTCATATGTTCTCTTGATATATTTTCACCAATGTTTCTACCACAATAGTAATCACCTTGCGGTGCTGGTTCATCAAATGCTGGCCAACCCAATGGTCTACTTGTTTCATTGTCGTATAAAGTATATTCTTGTTCAAATCCTACCCATGCATTAACTGGCCAATTATTAGTATGATCACAATCATCAATAGTTTCCTCTAACTCTCGTCTTGTATTTGTTTTATGTGATGTATCATCTACATTCCATACTTCACATAAAACTATTGAACTATTTTCTTCTAATGGATTATGGTAAATTCTAACAGGTTTTAAAACACAATCGGAAGAATTACCATCTGCTTGTTGTGTAGAACTTCCATCAAATCCCCAAACTGGTACATCTTCATATCCGCCAAATGATGGAGATACAGGAAAGTCTTCAACAACTTTTGTTTTGTACCTTATTTGTGTTGGTGTACAACCATCTAACCAAATATATTCTAACTTATGCATAACAAACTCCATTTATATAATTTCTGGTATATCACATACATCATTATTGCAAAATTTATCAACTTCTGCTTCTTCACCTTCAATACCAACAAAACTTAAATATCCAAGTTTCTCAACTTCAGTATTATATGTTTTTTCATCAATTGTTTCATACGGCATTTGTTTATATGCTCCTGATGGGTGTCTTGGTAATAATGAAATACCCTTTAATCTGTATTGAAAATAATTTAACACGTGTGGTAATTCACGTGATTCTGTTTCAGGGTCGAATGTAGCCGTACAACTAACTTGATTGTCCGCCCAATGTCTTTGTAAGAATGCGGCCAAACTGAATTGTTCCCAAATCGAAAGTTCGGCCGCTGTTCTTATTCCTTCCCCTACATCAACGGGCACCTCTACTACAACTGTAGTATCTTCTGAACCAAAGGCTGGTTCTATTTTATATCCTGCCTTTTTTAAAGGTTTTAATAACTCTGAATGTTTTGATAATCTCATTCTTCTAATATAAAATCTACTTTCTGGATAATGCATTCCAGGAGTAGCTCCTACTAAGAGTGAAACTGTACCACTTGGCTTAACTGAAGTAGTTTTAATTGAACGAGGTACTGCTAACCAATCTGAATATACACAATCCCAATTTTGTATTGTCTTATATCCTTTTTCTAACCATTTTCTTAGGTCTTCCATCCCATGTTTTGTAATAAATTGAGCTACCCCACTTACACTACATCCAATTCTACGATTTCTCAACATAACTCTGTTAGTATCAGGCCAATGTGTTTTACCAAGTGTTACTGTCTTAGCATATAAATAAGCATATTTTAATGTTCTCTTATAATCATCTAAAGATTCATGATTATTTGGAAATGTTTCTACTAAACAACATAACTCATATGATTCAAGTGTTTGTTCAAGACAAGGATTACCACCCGCCGCTCTATGATCTTTATCATCTTTACCATTTTTTAGTCTACTATAACTTCTCATATTTTCTAACCACGCAAATCCAGGTTCTCCATTATCATTTATTCGTTTACATACATCAGTATAATCCATACCAAGTTCTGCGTATATTGAATTGTTAGAAGTCCAGCCGTATTGTTCTCTATGTTTATTAACTTTATAATTTTTTAAATCTAAATATTCTTCATCAAATGGGTCACCAAATACAATCTCAGCTGTTCTACGGACATTACCAGCTACTACACATTTTCCTATTAAGTTCATAATATCAACAATAGTAGTAACAGTAATTGGTTCACCTGTATTTTTATCTAAAACTTCTCTGATATCTTCGTGTACTTCTTTTAATGGTTCGTGTCCACTTGATACTCCACCAAACCCCCTAATCGGTTCACCAGCGTCTCTAATTTGATTATAGTCGAACTCTATTAATGGCATTCCATGAAAGTAACTTTCCAATAATAGTCTTAATGATTCTACCCAACCCTCACGTGTATCAGGTATCATATAAATTTCTTCTTTTCTGTCTCGATTGATACCTTTAATAATAATTTCACCAGCACCTTTTGTATCGAAACCTACACCTACACCTAACATACTTGCATCCATAAGGAAACAAAATGGTTTTGCATAATCCTCTTTAAGTGTAGAAGTAGATACGAATGCACAATTATTAAGTGCTGCATACAACCCTTTTTCTTCTGTAATAGCGGTTCCCATAGCCCAAAGACCACGACCTGGTGGTAAAAATTTCATATAAAAAATACGGTCATACATTTCTTGTGCTGACCGCTGTGCTTGCCAGGGATTCCAACCTAACTTATGAGATTCAATCCAGTACATCTGCATAGAATATGTACCTTCTACAACTCTACGAACAGTTTCCCACCACCTTTCATTTTTACCATTTTTTTTAATACGAGAATATGTTCTCATATAAACTAATTCACCTAATCCATTGAAACCGAAGGGTGGTCTTTTTCTTTTATACTTATCTATAAATTTTTCTGATAACTTAAATTTATCCATTCATTTAACTCCTACGTTGTAATCTTAATCGTGTAACAATCATAAATATAATATATACAAAACTAAAATCTCAATTTATTCAAATCCTTCTACTTTATTTTCCATATCTTTATATTTGTTAGCTAATTCTTTTCTTAAAAATTCTTCTTTGTTATCCATTTTACTTTGTGCTTCTTTACCAAACTGACTACTACCTTCATATATCTGAACCTGGCCAATATTAGTATTAATAGTAGATGGATACGTAACACCATCTATACCAAATCTGTTTTTAATTATATGGAATCTACCAGTATTAGCTATTTTATCTTCAACTTTTCTACTCATACTCATTACAAAATCAGCTGTCATTACTTTACTATAATCTTCAGCAACTTTGTCTGCTCCAATAATTTCTTCTTCTAATGCTGAACGATTTGCTTGTGATGCTGTCCATATTGGTACTTCTATTTCACCCGCCAGTCCTCTCAAATCTTCATATATATTACCAATAGCGTGTCTTTTTTCTCTAAAATTTCCTGTAGGTTTTACTATATCTGCGTAGTCAACTAAAACTAAATCTGGTTTATTTCCACTTAATTCTATTTGTTTTAAATGAGCTCCTATTGTTTGAACTGAAGCTGCCTTTGTTGGAAAATATTTTATTAATAGT